GTTGGTTCAGAATATACAGTCACATTATCATACTCACGCAAAAGCAAATCAACTGCATTTACATTATTAGTATTCTTATAATAAGCAGTATGATTCCCTACAATTGTATGAACCTTTACACCCATTTTTTCTAGGGTATCGTAATAATGATTCTTTGCCCAAGATAGTGCAGAGAAATCAATTCCTTTACGACTATCAAAAGTATCTCCCATATCTACAACAGTAGTAATCCCATACTCTTCGAGTGTTGGGAAAAATACATCATTGTAGAACTTTAAGAAATAATCATGAAAGAGTTTGGAATTTTTTCTCGCCCCAAAGTGCTGATCTGTAATAATTGCTACTTTCATTCAATAACGAAGTTTGGAGTGTACGCCGTCTTTAATGGAATTATAGTCCGAATAGTTGCCCCCGTCAACCGTGTTGTCATCGGAAAAAACTTCACTAAATCCAGAACGCTCAAGGATTTTGTTTTTGATTTCTAGTTGACGTTTTTCTCTTTGAATACGACGGAGAAATGCATAGTGAATGATTTGGGTGAAGTATGCAAAAGGATTCTGCGACTTCTCTGGATTGAAATTATGAATATACTGAACACAGTTCTCAATGCCATCAGAAATCATGTCCTCTTTGAACATGTAGTTGACAAAGTTTGGTTTAAATGATAGGTGATTTGCGATCTTCAGGAAACACTCCCCAATGTAGCGAGGAATGGGAGGTTTTGGTTTTCCTTGAATTAATGCAATCTCCTTATCTTCACGATACTTAATCAGTGCAGCGAGGAACTCTTTATTATTAACATAATGCTCTGACCTTTTTCTTTTGGTCATGATCGTTGTTGTTATCATAAGTTTTTATCATTATTATCTATAAATTATACCACTTATACAAATGCTTGACAAGGTACTCGAAACACTGTACAATTACCTTTGTCGAGGTTAATAAGATTAGCTTTAACTATTTTTATAAAGTTTTTCTAAAAGATCTTTAGCATCATTAACGTTAGCAATATATCCCATTTTTCTAGTCAACTTTGATTGACCGGTTTTTTCTTTATTGGATTGGCGAACGTAAGTTTGGTACATTACGATCATATCAATATCGGAGGATTCGGACAGGGTAATTATATCTTCTATATTAATAATAAACATATCTTCACTTGTTGTTTTCAACCAGGGTTCTATTTTATAACCAATAATTCCTTTCTTACCGATAATTTGATTAACAACAACGGGATTGGAAATTATTAATAAAGTTCTCTCATCTTCTTCAGAGGCTGCTACTTTAGCAAATATTTCCTCTCCCGTCTTTAATTTAACCGTTGCATAAAAATCTTCTTCAATTCCCATTTTTTTTAAGTTGTACTGTGGTTATTTCATAATTAAAATTTTCTTCGTTATAAATTTTAATTCTTTCAATTAGATGATTTAAAGTATAATTTTTTCTTGAGTTGTAAGTGCAATCATCTGCAATGTCATACAGTGTTGCTTTTACTTTATCCTTTCCCTTTCTAAGAACTCGTCCAATGCTTTGAAGATTTCTGATTCTGGATTTACTAGGTGAGGCGAAGATGACATTATGGAGATTTTTAATATTGATGCCAGTAGAAAAAGTTCCATATGAAGCAACAATAATTGCGTTGTTCTCTCTTTCTGTAATTTCTCTAACCAATTCTCTTTCTTCAGTATCAACTCCACCATGAACAAAAAATACTTTGCGATCACCTCGCTTGCTAGTATTTATCTTTTCATATAATACTGCTCCATGTGCTTCTACTCTTGAAAATAAAACAAGAGTATTTCCTTTCAAGTCAAGGGTAAGATTTGTAATAAATTTATTTCTCTGTTCATGAGAAATTAAATATTGTATTTCATCTTCATATGTTTCAAACTTTTGTGGTTTATGTTTTAGAACAAGGCATTGAATATCTAATTGGGAAAGATGTCCCTGCTTCATCAATTCGTCTGTTCTTGTGACTCTATAAGAGGGTCCAAATAATCCTTCAAGAACCCATTTGTGTGTTTGGGTTCCGTCAAGAGTTCCTGTAAACCCAAATCGGTATTTTGCATGATGAAGTTTTGTCATAATTTCTACAAGAGACTTGCTCTTGAAAAGATGTGCTTCATCGCCTATAATGCAGTTATAATCTTCAAAGAATGAACGTTCTAGTTTGTATACAGATTGCCACGTTGTAATTGTAACTGGAAACTCATTTGTTTTTTCTCTACCCGAATAGATACGGTGGCAATATGACTCAGCATCCCAACCATAATCTTGGAAATCCTTGTACATTTGCTCTACAAGAGATGTCGTTGGAACAACTAAAAGAATTTTTTGCCCTTTATCCACATAATATCTTACAAGAGAATAGATCATCAGTGATTTGCCAGATGCAGTGGGGCTTATCAATAATTTTCTATTATTCCTTAGAGCATCATATACTCCCTCTATTTGATACTCCCGTGGAGAATGAGTGCAAATAGATTTCATATAATCCTTTACACCTTCATATGAAATATTTTCATTTATTTCATATGGTTGACCATAGAATTTATTTTCTTTAAATTTGTAATTATAATTGTGCAAAGAAAGTTTGTCGATCAGTTTGTCCAACAGACCGACATAAATTTCTCCAGTATGTGTGCTTAGGAGTCTAATTTTTCCATCCCAATGTCTACTTCTATATTGGGACATGAATTTTGCAGACTCAACCTCAAATGTAAAATATGGCTGAAGTTCATATAAAATATGAGGATCACAATTGACCTTTAAAAAAACTTCATTCTTCTTTTCAATAACTACTTCACTCATAGCATAATTGTTGCTATAAGTATTTATTTACCCTAGTCCAGACTGAAATCTAATAAACTCTATTGAGTTTTTAATTTGATAAGTTCTGTTTTGAATCATTTTTAAAATGCTCTCAATATAAACTAGCATTGTGTCATAATAATCAATTTTCAAACAAACCGTAGAAAGTTTTTCGTCGGCATCAAGATATTTTTGCATTGTATCTTTATCTCTGATTTTTTTGGGAAAGGGGTTATCTATGTAAGTATCTGGATCAGCTTTTCCTGAATAATATTCATATCTTTCGTGACGAATATTTCTTTTTTGTTGCTCTGCTTTTTTTCTCAAAAGAAATATCGTATTGTATAGATCAAAATACTTTGCGTGCAAAGTTGGAATATTCAGAGACTCTGTATGCAAATTATCAATATCTATCTTTGAATCCTTCTCCCACATTTTTTGGATTGTATCAAGGTCAAAACTCATAAAGGATTACCGGCAAGATCAACTATATTGTAGATAGTATACTTGAAACTTACATCTGCTGTAAAGTATTGAATGTCTGTATCTGTGGAATCAAATGTCATTGTAGACAGTGAATATGGGAATAAGTCTTTGAATGTAATTTGAAAATTTGGTATTTGACTGCTAGTTAATACTTGAAGTGTTCCATCGGAGTAGATATTTTGCCTATCCTTTAAGTAATTTCCCTGAACCAATCCAGATTCCTCTAGATCTGAAAATTGACTCAATCTTTCTGGGAATCCAAGACCACGTATCCAATTTTGAATTTCCATATAATTCTGAAGATCTTCATCAACAAGAAATCGCAAACTTAAATCCCCAAACTGAATTATATCACCTGGAGTTGGTAACATACTTGTGTAGGATGGTTGCTCAATAATTCCTAGGTTTAAGTCTGGGATGTTTGCTTGGTTGCAAAAAAATCCAACCTTTGGTGTTCTTGTCAATACAAATTTAAATCCTGTTGGAGATAAAAAATTCCTATTATCAACTTGAGATCTTGTCATTTTTTTTAATTATTTAGATAAAAAAAGAGGATCCCGAAGGATCCTCTAGTGTTTTCTGTGAATTTAAATCACATGAGGTTCTTAACAGCAACTCTACGATAGTAGCGGTTCTGGTTAAGGGTAAGGTTACCAAGTCCTTGGTTAGTACCTTCAGCAAATGGGTTTGCAACCATGCCATAACGAGTCTTAAATCCGATCTTAGGCTGGAAGCTGTTCTCACCAACGGCACGAACCATTTGGAGAGGAACATAAGGACAATAGAAGAGTCCAGCGTCATAAGGTGAAGAACCCTTATAACCGACAACATAATACTGGTTACCGGGTGAGGTGTTACCTGCAGTCAGGTTAGCAGCATATGGGTCGATGTAGACACGGAATTTGCCCATTAGAGTACCAGCAAAGGTGTTGCCGGTGTCATCAACGGTTAGGTTAGCGTTGAGTGCTGGGGTGTAATCCAGAACGCCAGCCATGGTTAGAGCGGAAGCAACGTCTGCAGAGCAGAGGATGATGTTGCCCTTTCCACGACGAGTTCTCTGAGCGATAGCGTTAGCATCTCTCTCAATCTGGAACAGAAGACCCTTGAACTTCTCAACTGACCAACGACCGTTGGAGTCAACATCAAGGTCGAATACACCAGCGGTAGCAACGTTCTGAGAAGCACCCTTCTCAGCGGTCATGTAGATGGTACGGATAACTTCGCGGTTGATTTCAGCAAGAATCTCAGTTGACAGAATGTTTGCCAACTCAGCTTCTGCATTCAGACCGTGAATTGCCTTGAGGTCTTGAGCGAGCTCGAGTGAGTACTCAGCCTTCAGAGCGCGTGACTTTGCAGTAACAGTGACTTTCTCAATTGAGAATGCCATCTGGTTGAACTGCTGACCAGACTCTCCGAGACTCTCAGAGTCACCGGTGAGCATACCCTGACCAACGTTGTAGTCAGTTGCAGCAACAGAAGCAGCGTTAAGTACGGCTGGGTTGCTACCTTGTTGTGCAGTAGTACCAATACCAGCAGCAGTGCTACCGAATCCTGCGAGGTTTCTATCAGCGTCTTGACCAGAGAATGCTGAGTCTACTTCGTTGTAGAAGGTCTCAGTACCACTCTGATCGGTGTAACGTGAACGCATCGCGAAGATGAGTCCAGTAGGACCGCTCATTGGTTGAACGCCTGCAACGTCATAGGCGATCAAGTTAGGCATCGAACGACGGATCAGTGAGATCAGTACGGGATCGAAACCAGCGGTAGGACCACCAGCAGCAGCACCGCCAGTGAAACCACCTGAAGCACCAGCAGCGTTACCGCTGTTGGTTGGTGATTCCATGAGCATATTCATGGAACCGTTATCGAAAGCAGATTGCTCTCTTAAAAATCTTTCTTGGTTTTCGAGCAGGACAGCGGTTACAGC